CATTTTTTTTTCTCCGAGATTGAAATTAGTTAATATTTTTTAAAATAATCAGACGGTGCCAGCAATTTCACCGAAGCTAATTCCAGTTCTAGTGGCAACAAACGTTAAGGTCACGTAGTTGATAGACTTGGTTGGTTGCAGATAAATATCTGCTCTGAACTCGTTATTGTCAATAATATCTGGTGTATTATTCGACTCATCACAAACAACTAAGTAACCATAAAGACCTCTCTTCGTTTGAATATCTGCGAGGAATGGTTCCACAACAGAAACGAAGTTTGCTCTTGTAATTGAATCATTCAGTTCAAACAGTTGAGCATCTGCAAGAGACTTAAGTGCTTGCTCAACATAGAGGAACAATCTACGAACATTGATTCTGTCAAACGCAGAAGCATATCCGAGAGCGGTCTTATCTCCGAAGAGAAGTGTTCCAAGACCTTGCTGAGTAATAACTGGGTTTACTCTTGCAACATAGAGACGATCTCTTTGTGCTTTATTTGGATTGTATGCAAGTTTAACTGCATTGTTAATGATACCTCTTTGCTGTCCAGCAGGGGAGTACCAAGGATATCTATCAAGAGAGGTTCTTACGCAGAGACCAGCGATATCTCCATTGCATGGAATGTATCTGAAACTATCGTTGAATCTGTCATAAGTGTACTTATAACCACTATCAAAGATTGCATAAGAAGAGGATGCGAGTGTTGAGAAGAACTCAATTACATCATCAGTCATATCATCAGTGCTCTTGAATGAGAATCCATCGGATACAACATCTCCTCTATGTGGAGAGATACATGCGATGCAATCCTTTCTTTCGTTAGCAATTGCAATAAGGTTCTGTGCTTTTGCTTGAGATTCTTCTTTATCATCAAGACCGGGACCCATGAGAAGATAATCAATTGCGATTTCATCTTCATCGGCAAAGTAGTCATATGCATTCAGAAGTTCTCCAAGAGTTGCCTTGAAGGATCCAATTGCAACTGTTTCAGTAATTGTTACTGTATTCGCGTTTTGTGTTTCAACAATTGAGGAAACAACAGTAGCAGAAGCACCAGCAGTTGTTGTTGAGAGGACTGGAGTATAGTCTTTACCACCGGAAAGTCTATAAAGTTTTGCACCTTGAACTGCAAAGATTGTTTCTTTACCAGTTTGATTCCAAAGTCCTTGGCCCTGTGTTAAAGGTGTAAGGTTACCATAACCTGCAACTACTGTGTCCAGATCAAATCCGGAAGCATATGTTCTTTCTTGGTTGGAAATATCAGATGGATTATCCCCAGCAAAAACATACTTTGAATACTGTGCAATATAATCCTTCCAGAAAATTCTTTGTGGAGGATTGACTGCAGAGATTGCATCTTTTGCCTTAGAAAGACTAGTGAACTTCTCAAGAAGATTTCCTTTGACTCCTGTTACAGTACCAAGTTCATCGAATACTGCAACATGCAGTCCATCATTTCTTCCTTTTCTTTCTGCTACCCACTGATTTGTGGATGGTTTTTGTGCAATAGACTTCCAGAATATACTTCCAGTTTCAAGAGAAATACTCTGTTCGTTATACCAATCTTTAACTTTGTTTCCTTGAAGAATCTGACAAGTTGCAAAACCAACACCGGAAGAAGTGCTGAATACGATGTCTGTATTTGGTTTGAATGAAGAGTGTCTAGATCTGTTCTTATATTCAACAGGAGTTTCTGTTCCGTCGAGAGCAACCTTAGAAACAACTCTTACAGATACTTCTTCTGTTGAAGTGTTAACTCCGGTTACGATTCCTTTCAGGAATCCATCTTCAGTGAAGAATCCACCACCAGAATCATTTCTTCCTGTTCTTCTTACTGGTCTTCTTACTTGATCGAGGGTTACGGTAACTGCGTATCCAACTTGAATGTCATTAATGGTGCCAGCAGTAAATCCGCCAGAAAGATCAAGAATTTGATCAGCAAGATCGTCGATTACTGCAACTACGAGTCCATTTGACCATGTTCCGGGATTTTTACCTGCCCAGAGATATGCTGTTGATACTTCTTCTGATTGTCCAGAATAATCATTATCATTCTTGATCTTCAGATTTGCATCAGCAACAATGTTTTCAACTTCTTCGGTAGCTACTGCGCCAGTATTAACATCAATAACTACTGGAGTATCGCCCTGTGGATTTCCAAGGATGATGTCATTGATGGTAAGTTGGTCACCAGCGGTGTATCCTTCACCAGGATTAATAATTCCAAGTGAATTTACGAAACCACTTGTTCCAAGACCAACTGAAATGATCAGACCTGATCCAGAACCGGAATATGTGTATCCATAACCAGTTGAGTTACCAGCACCAATTTCTCCAAGAATCAGAGTTGTGTTTGAAACAGTTCTTGAACTATCCTCTTGACCGGATGTTACGGTAAGTGCAGCACCTACAAGAATATCATCGTCTGGTCCAATTGAACCAACTTCTCCGATAAATTGTGTTCTTGTGCTAGAGTTAGTGATTACATCAGAATCTGTTCTTACGACTTTAAGAATACCGCCATAAGAAAGGAATGATGATGCTGTCATCCAGTACTCATACTGTCCATCAGAACTTACTGGTTTACCAAAAACTCTAAGTAACTCATCTTCTGTTTCAATAGTTACGGGATCTTCAACTGGACCTTTTACAAAAGGTCCGGCGATTGCACCGATGTTATCGACAACATTATCAATTCTTCCTACAGTTAAATCAACTTCCCTGATTAATACACCAGGAGACAATTGAGGAGTCGCCATTTTTTTCTCCTAAGACTCAGTTTATCTAAAAATATTTATTAAAATGAGTATTTTCAGAGACTACATATAATCCCACATATAAGACATATCACCGTATTCATCAGTATGCCATCGATCTCCACTATTATCTACAAATGATGATTCGTCGGAAATACCATCAGTAACAAATCCGAATGGTGCCATGTCTTGTTCTATTTGATTTTTTTGCTCTTCGTATAATCTTTTTCTGATGTCCTGATCAGTAAGTTCTCTAAAATAGTCTTGTTGAATCAACCAAGAGTAGATGACCAAACACATTACAAGATCATCGTTTCTTCCTTCTTCTGCTTCAAATGACCCATGTTTTTGAATAAAAGTAGTTAACTCGGCAATAGTATCAAAATCTGAAATTAATAGTTTATCTTCCTCTATCAATGCCTTTAAATTAAGACATCCTACTTTTTTAGTCGCCTTGGACATCTTTACACCAAGTTGAACTTTCTTTCCAGAAAATCCTTGTCCAAGAACTTGTCCCGCTCGTCCTCTCATAGATGACATAAGAACATTCTCATATTCAAGGTCATAAAAAAGACCAGCAGCAACTTGATCACCTACATCGTTGACTTCACATAATACATATGCTTTATTATAACTTTTTGCTATTTCTCTTATAGTTTGTGGAAAAACTATAGGTCTTATTTGATTGCTTCTATATTTTGCTACTAACTTGTGAGGAAATTGAGATACATCTATAACTGTAAATGCAGAATAATCTTTTTCAACTCCTCTTGCAACATCAACTGTTAATACGTAATTGTGATCTTTTTGAGGAAACTCATAAACATCTAAACCGTTATGGGACTGTAATGGTGTGTCAAATGAGAGTGTATTTAACTTCGCACCAGATATTAAGGTGTCTGTAGATCCAAGGAACTGACATTCAAACTCTTGTCTCCACTGAGATTCTGAAGTGTTTGCAATGGTAGTCTCTTTAAATTTCTCATCTCTTCCAGGAACATCCATCCAGTGGACTTCTGTTGGAATATAACTGTTTCTTTTCTTTTGTGCATCATCCCAAAGTTTATAAAAATGATTCATTCCAAAAGGAGTTGAAACAATTATAACTTTGGATGATTGTCCAGAAGTAATTGTTGGATATACTGAACTAAAGAAATTGTCAGCAACACTATTTGGAACGAACGCAAATTCGTCTAGAAAAATGATGTTGAAGGTACTTCCTCGGACAGATGATGCTGAAGTAGAAGCAGCAAAGATTCTAGATTTATTTTCTAACTCTAAAGAACCTTTGTTCCAAGATAAAACACCTTGCTGTAACCATTTTGGTAAATTTTCGTAACCAGTTTGCAATCTCTGCAACAAGTCTCTAGCAGTATTTGCTTTGTTTGCAAGAATTGCAATATTTACATTATCGTTAAAAATAGCATAATGCAACAAGTAAGCACAAACAGTTGTTGACTTACCCGACTGGCGTGGAAGTTTACATATATTAAAACGGTTTTTATGAAACCGTGTCACCATTTTCTTTTGAAAAGGATACATTTTAAAGGGTTGTAATCCCTTGTCCAAAGTTACAATTTGAACATAATGCTCTGCAAAATATAGGGGATCATCATAACATCTCCCAATTTCTTCTATTTGTTCTGCTGTAAATTCAATTGCTGTATTTGCTTTTTTTAAAAGCGGATTACCTAGATAATGTTCTTCACTCCCCATAAATTACCTCACCATTTAACACGATTTGCCCAATAAGCAGCACTCATTTTACCTTTTGCTATATTCTTAGCATGTCTTGCCTGGAAAGACTTACGACGTTTCTTATATCCCTCAGACTCTCCTTTTTTAGCAGGTGATCCCTTTACACCTCTTTGTCCAAAACGGATAAGTTTTTCTTTACCCCCAGAACATGCCTTCACAACATGAGACTTTCCAGTTTTTGAATCACCCACTGCCTGTGCTTTTGGTTTATTGCACTGCATACTGGACTTATCTGCTTCGTTTAAGAATTCATTGAAACTTTTCATTTCTTTGTCCTTTTGGATGATGGTTTTGCTCCACCCGTTTTAAACTTTCCAAATGGAGTTGGGAGAAATTCACCATACTCCCCTTTATGTTGATCATTATGCTCTACATCACCATCAACATCAATGTCAATTCTGTTTACTGCTTTTGATACTAACTTTTTTAAGTTTCCGGAAGGATTTTCTATTTCGCCATGGACATTTTTTTCTTCAGTTCTGCTTGCGTATTCTTTTTGCTTTTTACGCATTCTTTTTGCGTAATCCTCAGGATCTTCACCATATCTATTAGCATCAGACTTTGATTTTTTTTCTGTAGTTGATGTGTTTTTCTTTAATTTTGGGGTGAGCATATGAATTTCATCAATTTCTACCTCTTCACCAACATGAACAACTGGTGCTCCTGGTGTTACTTCAATTCTTCTATAGTTAATGACTCTTGCGCCTGGA